CAGAATACAGCTAGAAGCACGGATAGAGCAGGGCAAACGCGACAATCAGGCGTTTAATGACGAACTGATGCGTGGTTTGAAGGCAGATAAGACCGTCGACGCCCAATCTAGAGCAATTGGCGAGGCTGCGTTAACCAAATTACGGCTCGATTTAGGTCGTAACCCACTACAAACAGCCTCTGCAATCGTTGCTGACGCTCAAACACGGGCTAAAAATCTTGGTGTTATAGACCGCTACGTTCAACCATATCTTGAACGTGTACAAGGCCAGCAACAGGTCGATGATGCATCAGCTACACCAGAAATGGAGCAGATGTTTGAGGCTGAAGGGCCGAACGACCCGATGCGGGTGTCTACACGGACACCAACAGCGGTTGCGGCCTTTGAAAACCCGCTTACACAAGACTTACAGGTCGATATTGACGCGATTAGAGCCGCACCCGGCAATCTGCTGAAGAAAATGATGCAGAAGCTAAACAAATACGAAGGTGCGAAAGGCTTTAGACGCGAAAATAAAGGCGTACCAGCTGAACAGCAGTTTAAGAATTTCTTAAAGTCTAATCTGCTACATTTGTATAACTCTGTGTCACCGGAATATCGTGACCGAGCAAGGCAATGGTATGTCGGCGCTAACAAGCTGTCACAGGCTGTAGCTGACCAGTATGGACTGTCTCTAGCACAGGTTTCTGGCGTCATGGCGGCGTTATCACCCCAACAAGACTGGTATATGAATTATGATATTGGTGTCAGGGTGATAGACACATTTGCTAATGCAAAAAATGAAGTGTTTTCGCCTGATATGGAAGCTGCAATGCAGCGTTTCATGGACAACCCAGCTAATGCGAGGCAGCGTCCCATACACCAAGCCAGATTGGATGCGATGCGAGGCAAGACGCTTGCAGAATTAGACAGTATGGAAGCGGCATATTTCATCCGTTTCTATGACGAAGCAAACAACCCAAATGGTGCTAAATATCGCTATATTTCACCAGAAGGCGAATTGCTGGAATTTGCGACCCGCAAAGACGGAGAACCTGCAAGCATACGAATGAATGGTTTCGGTAATATCGAAAAAGCTGTTCGTATGATCCAAGACGGCAGCCGGGAAAGCATTTCGGTCAATCTTGGCGACAGGCATAAGGTTCGTAGCTTCTACAACAACATCCTTAACCCCATGTCAGACCGTGGCGATGTCACAATTGACACCCACGCCGTTGCAGCCGCCTTGCTACAACCGTTGGCAGGTGCGGATATCGAAGTTAGTCACAACCTTGGCACGTCAGGCGATACATCCAGTATTACCGGCGTAAAGGGTAGCTATGGCATATTTGCCGATGCTTACCGCGAGGCAGCAGCTGAAGCAGGTGTCTTACCGCGTGAAATGCAGTCCATTACATGGGAAGCAGTCCGTGGCTTGTATTCTTCAGGTTTCAAGAACGCAAAAAACAAGAAAGCCATTAAGGAAATCTGGAAAAACTACGACAAAGGCACTATATCTTTAGATGAAGCTAGAGGAGCTATTTATGACAAAGCAAGGGGTATTGACCCAGCCGCTTGGGAAGACCGAACTGAGCCGTTTGGTGGACCAAATGATGTCGGACGGGATAGTTCAAAATCTCCAGAAGATGGGCTTCCAAGCCAATCAGTCGAATTATCTGGCGTCATTCTACCCGGAAGCGGAGATGGACAGTCTGGACGCAGAACAAGTGGACAGTCTTCCGGAGTTTTATCATTACCTCCCGAAGCAAGACAATTCACCAGCGACGCCTCTCTCACAGGCGCACTCTCAAGCATCATCGGTCCCGATAAGTACGCCCCCGGCAGCATTATCAGCGGAAGCCGCCCGGCAACTCCTACAGAAGTAGAACAACAGCTTGAAGTAGCAGAACGATTACTTGCTGACGGCTTGCCAATTGAGATTGGTAAGGCTGGTACTGCGTTCGAGAACGGTATTCGATCATTCGAAGTTATCAAACGCATCGCCAACGCCATGAATGTAGCTTTTGTGCTAGCCAAGAACATGGCTGAGATCAAAAGAGCAGGTGGTGGATCGGGTATAACCCGTGGCATTTACAAAGCACCAGTATTTCCATTCGCAATGGCTGACTTCAAAACCAAAGCACCAGAAAGCAGTATCACTGTATTAAGCCCAAGTGCCAAATTACCAGAAAAACGCGGCAAGCAGAAAATGGGCTTGGCTGAAGCAATTATGGTTGCTGCTCATGAACTCGGGCATCACATATCGCGTTTGCGGTTAGACCCAGATGTTGTTCCCACAGCGGTAGACCAACGGAACTATTTAACTGGACGTGCCGAGCGGGTCGAGAAACAGGCAGTACGTTTTGATAATAGTTTTGATGGTGAGGTCCAAAAGCTGGTTAACAAGTCATTTGGCAAAAACCCAGATGCTGCTCGGGAAATCATCGACGAATTGGTGGAGTTACAACGTAAAGGCGTTGTGTCCATTTTAGATCAAGATGGTGGTTCAGTGATGGTTCGTGATGCTTACGTCAGCATGTTCGACCAACTCAATAAACAGCTTGAGGATGCTGGACTTTCTGAAACTGAGGCTGCTCGTATTCTAGGTCAAACACCGCAAAAACGAGCATATCTGAGAAACTACATCGATAACCAAGAAAAGTACCAACAAGCCGCTGTTGAGCTAGCAGCTGACATGGTTGGGGTCTACATAGTCGATCCTCAGTTTATGAAACAACAGGCTCCGAAAACTGCAAGGTTTGTCCGGACTTATCTAAACGCAGCTGATACCAGCAAAATCGTTCAATTCTTCTCAGCACCATTCGCAGCAATCGTTGCAGCCATCATGGCGAACATGCTGGTTGGCGAGGCTGAAGAAGAAGATAAAGAACAGCGTCGCGGCATCTTGTCAGCGTAAGGAAATCTTATGGAAACACTGAAAAGGAAGCCGAGGGCCAAGTCGCCCTCGAAGGTCGGTGCTGGCAAACACCCGCAGAAAGCACCAAAGAAAAATTACTTCGCGACCCTCATGGAAACCCCGGAGGGTCGTGAATTACGAAAACAATGGTCAACCAAGCCCCGCAAGAACGGCGGCAGACCAAGAGGCGTACCGGACGGCTACAGAAGAGAGCAAATAGAGCCACTCCGGGCAAAAGCGAAGAAGGAAGCTAAAAAGGTAGTTACTATCATGGCAGAAAAATATGGAATTGAGGACGAATACGCAAAAGAGGCGCTGACAACAGCAGTCGAAGTAATGCGTGTCCCCGGCGAGACCAGAGAACGGCTGGCAGCTGCTAGATTGGTGTTAGACTTTACTAAGACCCGTCCAGTCGCAAAAAGCGAAGTCACAATCGGCAAAGCCGAAGAGTTCCTAGCGTCACTAATCGATGACGATGAACCCGAAACTCCAGCAGATACGTAAGCGTCTGTATGACGACTTCCCGTTCTACGCCAAATCCGCTCTCAAGATTAGAACCAAAGAAGGCCAAGTAGCGCCGCTGGACTTAAACCCGGCGCAGCAAATACTGCAAAAGGCCGTATCAAAGCAATTAGCAGCTGAAGGTAAAGTCAGGGTCATTATCTTAAAGGCTCGGCAGCAGGGGCTGTCCACTTACGTAGGTGGCTACCTCTACCACAGCGTATCCCAACAACAAGCACGTAAGGCCATGGTGATTACGCACCATGCCGACAGTACACGTGCGCTTTTTGACATGACTAAGAGGTTTCATGAACACTGTCCCGAGATACTTAGGCCGCATACCAAATACTCATCAAGACGTGAACTGTCGTTTGATGTTTTGGATAGTAGCTATGTGGTTGCGACCGCTGGCGGCGATAGCGTAGGCCGAGGAGAAACCCTCACACACGCGCACTGTAGTGAGATGGGGTTCTGGCCTAAATCTACAGCCAGCGACATATGGAATGGTCTTATTCAAGCCGTACCGAATACCAAAGGCACAGCCGTATTCGTGGAAAGCACCGCGAATGGTGTGACCGGTATTTACTACGATTTATGGAAAGGCGCAGTGGATGGGACAAATGGTTTTGTACCTGTATTTATCCCTTGGTTCACTGATCCAGAATATCGTGAAGCAGTACCAACAAAGTTTGAACGCACACCGGAAGAAGATGAATTAGTCGAAAAGTACAACCTCGACGACGAACAGCTGATGTTCCGGCGCCGTAAAATTGCACAAAACGGTATCGACTTATTCAAACAGGAATACCCAGCGGAACCCGAAGAGGCGTTCCTGACAACAGGTCGTCCTGTCTTTAACCCTGAACAGCTGACCTCCTGCTTAGACAACACAAGGGACGTCAAAGAACGGCTGGCACTTGAAGGCGATGAGTTTGTCTTTAATCGCCGAGGTGAACTGACGACTTACATATCACATGACCCGGGAGAAAATTATGTCATTGGGGCAGACGTTGCTATGGGCGTCCGAAATGGAGACTTCTCGGTCGCGCAAGTTTTGGACTCGAAAAAGAGGCAAGTCGCCACATGGCGTGGGCAAGTACATCCGGATCATTTTGCCAGCGTTCTTTATGCGCTAGGCGAATACTACAACGAAGCGTTCATCTGCGTTGAAAACAACAGCCACGGGATTTTGACTTGCACACGACTTGGCAAAGACATGGCCTATTCCAACTTCTATCAGGAAGTGCAACACGACAAGATTACAGACCGAGAAACGGTCAAACTCGGCTTCACCACTACTGCAAAAACAAAGCCTTTGGTTATCGACCAGCTGCGAGCCGCAATGCGGGAAGACGAAATCGAACTAAACGACAAGACCACAATCAGAGAGATGCTGACTTATATCGTGACTGAAAGCGGCGCGATGGAAGCTGAAGCATCCTGCTTTGATGACTGTGTGATGAGTTTGGCACTCGCCAACTACGTCCACGAAGGCGCATGGGAGCCGGTCGAAGTCCCGAACGAACTCTATATTGAAATGGTGTAACAAGCATGGCTACAGACTACAAAAGGCTCAATGAGAGCGAGATAGTCAAAATGGTCGAGGATAATATTA